CGCATCATAGACGCGCCTATACCAGCCATCATAGAAGTTGCTTTAGTTTTCGTGGCCTTTAGATCACCAACCAACTTACTACTATCACCGCGTATCGTCACCATTGCACGAGCAAGTTCTAAGCCCAACTTTATATCCTCCCTACCAGACAAAAACGACCGGAACTATCACGAGCTTTTGTGAGAGCCGCTTTGCTATTTTTCTCACAAAAATCCGAAGACATTTTCTTTCCTAAATGGGCCGCCCTATTTTTCGCTTTCGCTTCTTCAGTATGATGCTTGCCTTTGAAACTAGACCTACCGTTCCTTGCGGCAATAGCCATTCTTATTATTTTCATACCACGAATTGTTTTGCATCTATTTTTAGCCTTCTCACTCTGTTTCTTTCTAACCGCTAGAGGCGTTGCCAAACCTCTATTCCAAGCAGGTTTACCTTTGTTCCAAGCAACAAGATTACGAGTCGCGGGGTTCGATTTACCTTTGTTCCAAGCAACACGTCCTTTCGTGGCTTTGTAAACACATCCCATTTTTACTGCCCTCCTCTCTTTCTTCGCTCTCTTCGTCCGCGTTTTGGTTTAGCCTCTTGCTCCCGTTTCAATTGGGCTGCTTCCATCAATTGCCTAGCTTTTGACTTCCCAACAATTCGCCCGGTAATCGGGGTGCCATCAGCAGCTATTCCTTTCACCGTGCCATGCTCATTGGCTATCGTCGCGGCCTGCAATGGATTGATTGATCTATTGCGTTTCAACAATAATTTACGATCCGTCAAACGCATGAATACTTGATCCAACGTCATATCTCCAACCTCATTGGCCGTGTAGCCGCCACCGCCCTCCCACGGGTTATCGCATAACAGTCGAATGTGCCACGCGGTAACGCCACACAACAAACCGACCGACGCTTCTTCCTCTTCTTTTTCTAGCTCACCGTCGCTGCGTCGCGTGGCGGCAAGCCCTAACCATTTCCCACCGACGGCGTACTCAAGCGTTCAATCTCACGCGACACCTGAGCCAGTATACCTAGATCATTCCCGAGTGCGTCTAACACTTGCTCTCGCGTCACACCATTATGGCGAAAGCAAATCCAAACAAACGAAATCATTCCATCAAAACAGCCTGTAATCCACCAATTGACATAAGGCACTTTCAGTTTTGGTGGAGCCGAACCTTCCGTCAATTGAATGTATTCTTTCTCCGCAAGCGTTCCTTGATCCAATGCTACGGTAGCCATTCGCTTGACTTGCAAATCATCGGCTTTTTCTACGTCGCCCAAATTGGTTATTATCCACTGCTTCAGAGCATCCGTTAGTTTGATTCGTTCGGGATCGTGGGCAAACTTCGATGGCAAATTATCCAAATCCCAACGAGCAACTTCTTCCAACTTATGCTCTAGAATTGCTTGTCTGTTGCTCTCAGGCAGCAAGTCTAAGTTTGCCGAAAACGTCTCCAAGTACGTTCGCTTGTATCGTTGCAAACAATCCCGCTCTACTTCAGTCAGCTCTCGAATGCCTAAAGGTCTGACAACACATTCTTTGCCAGCTATTGTAACCGACAATGCTCCATTTGCTCCTACAGCTTTTGCAACTTCTTCGCTCATTTCAACGTTCTCCCTCTAAAAGAATTACCCAGTTTAACAACACGCTACGCCTGCGTTCTAGCCCCCTAAAGTCTGTAGCCCCTAATCAAACACCAATTCGGTGTAGGAACGCTCTAGACGCAAAGCTATGGAGCTAGGAGTCCTATCTCGCTCCTTGTTCAGCGGCCAATTTGCGTGCGAGCGATCCAGTAGGGCTGAGACGGGGGATGAAGCCTAGAGAATAGGCATCTTGTGAGGAGAGTTTTTGGAGGCGGGAATTGGCGGGAGCCTTCGCGGATCGTCGCTGTCTTTCAGTAACACAATCCAAACAGGGGCACGAAAAAATACTATGGTGTTCTAATTTAGTTACTATAAAAACATCATTGTTTATTGACATACAACTTGTCCTCTTTCCAAACTCCGACGACGTATTTGTGATTCCTTCATTTTTAATCTAACTTCCAAAGGAATAACACGCCCTTTTAATGCATCACTAACACGTTGATTATGTAAAAGAGAATGTGGTTTTCCTCTTTGCGCCAATCCTACCTTTCTCTTAAACTCTTCAGTTCGATGCTTTCCTCGATTAGCTGCGGCTGTTTTTGCTACAGCTTCCGGCGATTTCTTTTTTCCTTTCCAGTACACACTCATTCTAGCGCATACTTCAGCAGATCGTTTTCTGCCCCGTGTAGCGGCATGAGTCTTTTCCATAGCTTCTGGAGACATCTTTCTTCCTAAAAGCGCAGTACTCAATTTAATTTTAGTATCTTCAGAACAAATACGTCCCCAAGTACCTTCACCGCCATCGGTCAAGTTATAACCACTCGGCGACTTCGTGTTCAATTTCTTGATATAATACTTCTCCCAATAGTCTAACCGTTCTTTATCTTTTTCCGGTATCAATGATTCTCTACAGTACAGTACATCCCAACTAAAGGCATCAAAGCCGTATTTACGCATCGCGTGATGAAAAACATGACCCTTACCATTCATCATACAGAGCTTATGGCCGTTTTTACGATTGGACAAACCATGTTTACATTGCCCGACATACTGCTTACCATTGACCTTATTTGTCGCTAGATACACACAACCCATAGAAACACCACAGATTCTAGGTCGGCAGCGTTCTAGCGGTAGCGTCTGACTGTCCAGGATAATAATAGATTCCATCCGCGCCCCAACTACTAGTCCAGCCTACTACTTCACCGCTATCCACGTTCACTGTCAACGAGAAGTCCATGCATACTGCCCTAGGAAAATCCCAGTACAGCGTAAGGGCATCCATCCATAGCACGCCAATAACTGTATCATCAGGTTGGAATAGATCGAACACTTCATCCGTCGAATCATACTTGCCTTCGGCCGTGAAGGTAGCATCCTTGCGACCACCAAGCCGGTTAGTATAGCCAGCACTATCGCTGTCGCCCCATTCGCTAGTTTGAGCTAACTTCGGGCTGACTTGCCATTGTGTAGTACGGGCAACCAGCGAGGTTTCCACAACGAACTTCCCATTCTTTCCAGAAAGTGTATTTTCAGAACTCATATCAAACTCCTCGGCTATTGCCAGTAATCACACGTTTACTTAACAGACACAAACCACATTGGGTACATTCCTAATTTTACTATCCCGAACTTGACGATTGCGACGATAGGCTGGTACTGCTCTGACTACTTTGCGAAGAACTGCTCGTGCTAACACTGGAGCTACTGGAGCTGCTTTGCGAAGAACTGCTCGTGCTAATGCTGCTCGTGCTCACGCTAGAACTGCTAGTCGATATACTGCTCGTGCTGATGCTGGAGCTACTGCTGCTTGATTCTTCGTCATCATCGCGTCCAAGGATATAAATGCTATAGGTTATATCCCCACCGCTTGCTCGCAACATAATTCGATGGCTATTCTCCGCGACATCAAAACCAGCTTCGGCCGGTTGAAACATCAGCAACATACCTTGGCCGCGTAAGGAACCACCATTAGCAGCTGTATGATTGCCTACCGGAGTCCAACCTTCACTAGACGCAGGCAAAACTTCTAATTGACCAGCATCACCGATGGCATTTTCATTAAAAATACACAATAGTACAATTTCTTCGAGTAGCAACTCTTGCCCAAGAGCGTCTACACCGTCTCCAGCCCCAATGTCAATGCCTTCAAAATTGTAGAGATCGATGATTGATTGTGCACCAGATGCAATATCACGGTTCTTACTATGCCATCCACGATTGGCTTGGTTAGCCCCAATACCACCGGTCAACGTAGGAGTGAAACTCAATAGCGGTTGGTTGGCCGAAGTGGTTGAAGCATCCGTCAATGTATTCGTAAAAGTGGCAGATGTCTTTACGGATAACTTGGGGTTGGATAATGTACGAGCCATTGTATAACCTCTCTTACTTATATCATTACCGGAACATCGGATAACACCGCATAAGACACAATCCAGCGATACACGGAATCATCTTCGCGTATACCGTAGTCGGTTTGATAGTCTAGCGATACGACATTACCATTATCGAGCGTTAGCGTCTCAGTTGGAGCTACTGTCGGATGACCCCCGAATACTTTCATAATTTCTTCGGCCAAGTAAACGGCAATTTCCTTCGCCGACCGGCTATCATCCGTAACTACATCGGTATGCACATTGAATATTAACGGTGTGTTGCGTAATTGACGCAGGCTATCAATACCACCCGACATCTGGGTATCACGTATCGGCATCATCTGATCTACGACACAATAAGGCATCGGATGATTCGGAGCCGCCTCTTGATCGTTCAATACCGGGTAGCCCACGCCCGTGGGATCAGACCGCAACGCTAGAAACAAATCATCTAACCCGCTTGCGTCCCAAGCGACGTTGACCGCTTTCTGAATGTCGGCATTATTCACGCTCATCTACACACTCCCAATAACACACCCTAATCATCCCTTGATCGGTCTTGTTAATAACATCTTAATAGCTCTTTGCTCTTCCCGTAAAGTCCGCACCAAAAAGCTCCTATTCATTTTTGTTTCTAGGATTAAGCCATAATCCAAAGGCGTCCCAACCATCCCGTCATACCTACCTGGCAGCGTTTCCATCACCCTATGCATCAAAGTCCTCATTAGTTGAGCAGTCTCGGCCCGTGGAAACTCGCCCGGCTTGCTTCTCTCTGATGCATAAACGCGGCCTGATTTTCTTGTGGCCCGCGTCACCGATTTGCTAATGTTCCTTGTAACCTTACTTGCTAAATACGTGGTAGCCAGTCGTACCCGTTGCTTCATGGTCAAAGAGATTTTATTGCTAACCTCTTTGATAAACCACTGAAAACGAACAAGATCTTTCCCTGTACCGACAACCCGCCTAGCAGACGCACTTGCCACCGATGCAGGTATTGGTATTGCTGCCACTGGATTCTCCTATCCACTAGACCATTAAGCCTAGTGACTTGCCGCCCACTCCTCAAACTCTTCCTCAAATCGAGGTTGACTATTACGAGTCTGGCTGCCAGGATTCAACAAAAACTTGCCCGGCAAGTTCTCAATATCTTCTAACTTTGGCGTGCCGCCTTTAACTATCTGAGCATCGCCGGACTCAACAATTTGCAATAACTCACGGCATAACGTCTTCATGCGATGCACATCAAGCGTCCCACGACGTGTTTCTACGCCACGCAATTTGCCGCTGATCCGCATTACGCTTTCTTTGTTAATAGCTAAACGCAATCGTTCACACATATCTTCATCGGTGTACAAAGGATCGCTAATTGCGTAGCTGCACTTCTCAGGGTTTACCGCGATAGTCATGCCTGGAATAGGCATCGGAAGTTGGCCTAGATGTCTAGTTCTATCGACAGGAATCCTAACTTCACCCGTTGTTAAATTAGTAACCGTTCGCATGGCTGTAATTGTGCTGCGTATCCGACAACCGGGAATGGATTGCAGAAGCAAATCGCTATTGCAATGATGATCGGCAACGACCATAAACGGTTGTACGGAAACCATCGTCTCACGCTCTGCTGTAGCTGACATAGCTTTAGTCCTTCGTTCTCTTCCGTTCTCGTTAGTTAAATTGCCACGGCGTCGGCGAGAACGGTGGAACCGACGCCGTGGCATCCCTAGTTGTGTGATTTGCCTTTGCTGACTAACCCCCTAGCCGACCCAGCAATCACACGTCAAACAACCTACGCTTCGGCCGTAGTTGTAATTGTGGCACAAGCGCCACGCTCCAACTGACCGCCATATCTCGCCATTGCAATCATCACTAGTTCGTTCGCCAACATAAGAGTCTGACCTTCTACGGATGTCCGTATAGTTAGACCGGCACGTCGGTACATGCGATACCTGGCTAAAATCGCATAGAACAATTGAGTATTGGCCATACCTGTATTGATCTTGTATGGCTGACCCATTAGCGAGTAATTGCGATAACCACCCGTGCCCATGCCGCCGTCACCGAATAATCGACGAGCATCGGCTGCCCCAACCGGTAATGCTTTCATCCGGCTGTAGCTGGTTTCGTTACCACAGAAAACGGCCGTAGAAGCTACATTCGTTTTCAACTCGGCCTTTGCCACCCCAAACAACAATGATTCATAAGCACCAATCGATGTAGCTGCCCCAAAAGCAACACTTGTGGTACCCGAATGATTCATTATGCCTTCCGGTTGGGTTGTTCCATTGCCGGTTGCAATAACATCATCGAGATCGTTAAGCAATGCCTCACCATACTGCTGCGTTACGATCTGATTAAAGTTAATCGGCGAGTCGCTGAGGAAGTCCAAGCCAATGTTAATTACACCTTCCCAACGGAAGATCGTAGTATCAAAGGCACTGACATAAGACGCTGTATCAAACGACGTAATTGCCTTTGCATCGACGCCACCCCAACCACCCGTGACTTGGCCCACAGCCACACCCTCAATACGACGCCCACGGGGAATCGGCACTGTATTGACCAACGGATAGAGTTCACCATAAAGCAGCGGTGCAGCAATAACTTGATCGTCGAACACAATAGGAGCGGCTTCCACTCCACCGCTAGATGCATCGTCGATCAAATCCTTTTGCTCGGTAGGAGTCAATCGACGATTCTTAATGTCGGCGAAGTCGCCCCCATCCGAGGCACCTGACCACTCCATATTTTCCATGCCATACAACAGCAACTCTTTATCATGCTGCGGAAGCCGCTGAAAGCCCAACGTTTTGCTTCCGCGACTCTGTGCCGTTGAACACAGAAACTTAGCAAAAGCACCGCTAACAGCCTTGTCACGTTGGCTGGCTTCCTGCATTGGGCGACCCTTCTCAGCGAAGTCCATCATTGGGCGACCGGCCATTGGATGCGAAAGACCCGATTTAGTATGCGATGGATAGACCTTCATCGACTTGGTTCCATCGTATTGTTCCGCGGCATCCTTAACGCGAACATCCTTCATTTGCCCTTTTAGCTCAGCATCGCCAATACTACCGACAACCTTGTCGAGATTGCTGGGCTTTTTATCATCCCCAACAACAGAATCAGCCTTAACAACAGGATCTGCATCCTTAGCTTTTGGCGCATCAACCTTTGTCATACCATCGGCCATCTTGCCAAGTACGTCGGCAATCTGGTCCAATTTCTTTTGGAAAGCATTGGCGGGGGCCGCTTCCGGCTCTTTCGTCAATTCCAAATAACGCTCTGCCGTCAGTTTGCCGTTTGCAAACGCCTCACCGGCGGCCTTGGTAAACTCATCATCAGTCGCTTCGGCTTTGACGCCGCAGACTGCGATGAGTTCATCTTTCAACATTTTCGTAAGTTTCATCTTAATTCCCTCTACTAAACACCCACACTAAGAAGCCATCACGACCGCCGTGACACGCTTTTTGCTCGCTCATTCAAGGCCAATCAAGGCCCGGTATTGTTCCGTCAATGGATCAGACTGCTCGCTCCGTTCAATAGCTACTAGCACGTCTGCCATGTGTTTTCGTTGCTTTGCTGTTGAATGACCCAAAAACAAAGCCATCGTATGTTTCACATCGCATTCAACACCAGCATCATCAATTTCCATACCCAACGATTTTAGCACTGTATCCAAGTGCCCATGCGATTCTTTCAACAAAGAACTACAGGATCGACTCAACTTGAACATTTCCTTATGACGTTCAATGGCATCTTGGATGCGTTTCTCGTTGGCTTTGGATAGAGTCCGGCCCCGCTTTTCATCAATCAAGGTAGCTTTCTCTTCGGCTTCCTCAAACTCTATTGGCTTGTAATCATTGTCTTTGAGCCACGCCTTTGCTTCCTCGACAGTAAACTTGTCTTTGTCAAAATGGATTGATTGCACTTCGGTCTTACCGTCTTCCAACACGCCAAAGATCGCATGAATACCCTCACCAAACTTGTTGTTTTGTCGGCGAAGCTTATCATACTTTTTTGGATCATTGATTCGTGCAGTATGCTCTTGAGGCAGCGGCTTGCTAGATTCTGGTGTATAGTTCCGGCCAAGTCCGGGCCTTTCCACCCGCCGCATCTGCCCCCCACATTCCGAGCATACTAAGTCCCGGCAATGCTGCTGTGATGTTATCTTCTTTCCACAGTCTACGCATTGGCATTCATACTCTTCTTCAGCCTTAACAATACCAGCCATGTATTGAGCTTGTTGCAAAACCTCAGTACTCACTTGAATCTCGACTTTGCGGGGTTCACCAGACAAAACTGGATCACCGTCTTTTAATGACCAATCAATTTCGTAAAAGATATCTGAATCCCTGCAATTAACAGAAACGAGAATATGATCGTCAAATGTAGCTACCACATAAGTCCAATCATTCTCCGACATACCTACCCCAAGAATTGCTAAATAAGGCTTTACTTTCGATTGCAAACTATCCCGTATCCATTCGTAGGACTCCGGTATACTGTTGAACATATATTTTATCCCTTGCTTGTCACCGGCGTCTTTCTTCCTGTCTTGATCATCGGCACCGTCATCGGTTTCTTTTGGTGTACCGGCATCATCTTTTTTGCTTCCTCTTTCTCCCGCAACTCCTCCATTTCCTGATTCATCTTCATGATTTTTGTCTCCAATAAGTCCTGCATCGACAGCCGTTTTCAGATCGGACAATGAAGTGCAGATTAGTTCTCTCGCATAATTGCCCAAACGTTCGCGATACTTAATTCGAGCACCGGGCACTTGAACGCTACGCTGCTCCCGGATGCTGTGGCCTACTCGCTTCATAATTCCACTGGTAAGCTTGCCTCCCTCAACCAACGAAAGCAATACCTCTTCCGTTTGAGCATCTACGTTGGCAGGCACGCTGACCAAGGATTCTTCCATAATCTCAAACTTCGTCACATCAAAACCACAGGCAGAGCCATCACGTTCTTTCGTTTCGGTAAACTCCAAGGCTCGAAAACCGTGGCTGAATCGGCCCATATCATTATCAATCATCACGGCAGCATCGTGACAAAGCTCATTCATATCCACAACGCAAGATACCACTTGGAGCCGTTTAGCATTTTGATCGGATACAACCAACAGCTTACCTATCGGAAGCGTGTGAACATGCTGCCACAGCAGCAACATTTTCGGGTCTACATCGGCTCCGTCAGAATGCAATGTGTCGCCGTCGCGATCCTTTTGGGCGGAAGTCAGCACATGACGAAAAACCATTAACGTGTTTTTTGGCGTCTCCACATTAGGCCACACCGCCGCAGCTTGCTTCTCCTCCACAACCATTTCCGGGTTGCCGTAGACTAATGTATGGGATGCTTTTTCCAACAGGTCATGATAAGAACCCCGACCCTTGGATGCTATTTTGTTGCATTGATCTGGACCGAGATATGATTCCAACGTGCGGACGTAGCGGTCTGCCGTGGTTATTCCATAGGCAAAGCTTGTCTGCTTATTTTGGCCGCGTGCCCAAATCGCATTCAGCAAACTGCTCATTAAAATCTCCCCTAAATCAAGTTCACGTTCGGGCCACGGCTGTTGCGTCAATCTGCACGATTTGAGCTGTGGCCTGTTTGTCAGCGACATCGACCTTTTTAAGCCATACAAAAATAGACATTAACTCGGTCTGGTCGCTACCAACGGGCATCTTTGCAATTGCCTTGCTTTTGTCCCGTCGTATACCAAGCCGCTGCAAAGCAATATACGTAGCACGACGTAGCGATAATACCCGTTCCCGATCAGACCGAAAAATCAATCGAAGCACATTATTCAACTGATTATCCGGCAAATGCTTTTCTACGCCCATCGTATTCGCTCCTTATGGTATCTAAACCGCGTGTTATAAACTTGCCAAACAAACATTATTCAATCTATTAAGTGCCCTCGCTGGCAGAACTGCTTTCACTGCTAACGCTACTAGAACTGCTGCTGATGCTAGAGCTACTTGAGCTAGAACTGCTAGAACTGCTCTGCGAAGAACTGCTTGTGCTGATACTAGAACTGCTAGAACTGCTAGAACTGCTCTGCGAAGAACTGCTTGTGCTGATACTAGAACTGCTAGAACTGCT